AAATGATTCACTTTATTTAAAATTATACACTCCTTTATTAGATGAAATTAATTTACTTGATGATTTTACAATTGTTCAAAAATTAATTGATTCATATGAAGATACAATAACATTACATACTGAAATTTTACAAAGTGATGATAACTTAAATAAGTTAAGAGGACCAAACATAAATTATAAACATGCAGGAATTACATATAGAACAACTCCATTAGAAAGTTTTGAAACATTAACTACAACACTTGATTACAAACAAGACGAAATAGTTAGAATGTATTTAAGTTCTAGTATTATAGAAGGAATTGATTTAAATATAGATTATAGAGATTTTAATAATTTTGTTCATTTTAGTTCCGCAGAATCTAGAATTAAAAATTTCAAATATAAAATATCTACAGGTTCAATTGGGTCTGCAAGTAATGATACATTTGAAATTTCATCTAGTATATCATATTATAAACACCAAAAAGATAGTATAGTAAATACATTTGATAATTTTGAAAAATTTATGTATTATCAAAGTGGGTCATATGAAAGTAGTTCATTAGGAATATTTCCAGATTATACTTGGCCAAAGTATACATCTACAAAACCGTATTTATTATATTCATATACTTCAAGTAATGTGACTAGTTGGTATAATTCTATAATAGAATCAGCATCACTTTATGATAATTTAAATCCTAATATATTAACAAATACTATACCAGTTAGTATACAACTAAATAATCAAAATTCTGATTATACTAAATTTATTCAAATGATTGGTCAAATATTTGATATTAACTATAATTATATTAATAAGATGACATCTATTAATGAAAGAGAAAATTGCATACACAAAGGAATTCCTAAAGAATTAATAGTTCCTGTTATTAATCATTATGGTTTTGATTTAAGAAGCGGTTTTGTTGTTAAAGGTTTAGTTGAATGTATTCCAAGTTCATCATATACAAGTAGTTTATAGGAGAAAAAATGGCATTTGCATCTGGAAGTGGAACTTTAATAGACCCATATCAAATATATACAGTTGAAGATTTATTTGAAACTACAGCATCTGGGGATTATCATCATTATATATTAATGAATGACTTAGATTTAAGTGCATATTCGCCGTGGATAACTTTAACAAACGAAGCAAGAGCAGCTTGGGTTGGTTCATTAGATGGAAATAATAAAACAATTAGTAATTTAACACTAACACCAGACTCAATAGTAGGAACAGGTCCTTTTGTATTTTATGATTATGCTGGATTATTTGGAGATTTAAATATAGTATCAACAGAATCTGCATATGTTAAAAATTTAAATATAGATACTGTTAATATTACATTTGATAGTCATAGTACAAATGGGTTAACATTTATTGGTACGTTGTGTGCAAGAAGTACTGCTAGAAATATATCAAATGTTCATATAACAAATTTAAGCTGTTCAATTACCATTAAAGATGGAGATTCTATTTCATATAATGTTGGTGGTATGTTTGCAGATTCATATGAATCAACAGTATATTCATCATCAATTTCTGCATCTTATTTTGAATTAAGTGGATTGGTTGATTTATATGATGTGTTTCACGCATCTATATTTAGTATAGTAGATTCAACTGCTATTTTTGAACAATGTTATGTAAAAGATTGTACTGCTAAAAGTGATATTAGATATACAGATGAATTTCCATATGAAGAAATATTTATTGCACCATTTTATTTAATGCATGGATATATAAAAGATGCTTATGTTGTTAATTGTTTATTAACATCAAGTAATTATATTGCGGGAATGGCATGGGCACTTAGTGATTCAAATATTTATAATTTATATAGTTCTATTAACCCAGGAAATACTCCTACAACAAATATATATCCTTTTATTTATAGTGATGTAGGTGGGTTAGTAAATAATTGTTATTATGAATCTGGTAGTTATCAATTTGATACAGCTGTAGGAACAATTGGTCTAACTGCTTCTAATCAAACAGAAATGAAAATGTCAGAGTCATATGAAGGATGGGATTTTAATACAATATGGAGAATAGATAATGTTTAATAATGGATATCCATTTTTTTCTTGGGAAGATACTGGGTCTGCACAGACTCCAACTTCATCAGAAACACCACAAGAAAATAACGATATACTTCAAATAAATAATATTACATATGATTGTTCAATAAATATATTTGACACATATGAAAATATTACAACTGAAGTGTGGAAAAGAATATTAAATAATTTACCATATTTGTATAAAACAAAAGGAACAATACGTGGATTAAAAGCATTAATTACATGTTATGGTATACCTTCTAGTATTTTATATGTTAGAGAATTCGGTGGTCCAGATTTAGATATATCAAGTAGTATAAACGAATATAAATTTGATAATTTTTCATATGTATTACCGTTCTATGCAACTCAAAGTGTAGAATTTGCTTGGCATACATCTTCTTTATTTTCTAGATATGCAAGCACTGTTCAATTTAGATTTTCAACAACTGGAAGTTCTTACAAAACTGACAATTCTATGTCGATCGTAGAGGTACCTAATTCTTGGTCAATTTCTATATTACCTACACACGATACATTTGGTAAATTTAAATTTACTTTATATAATGGTTCTACATACACAGAAGTAACTTCTAGTGAAATGCCTATTTATGATGGTAAATATACATTTGTTAATTTACAAAGAGAAAGTGCAAGCGATGGTTTAATAAGTCAGTCATTTAGTTTAGATGCTAAAAAATATACTAATGGTCAAATATTATATGCAGTTAGTGCAAGTTTAGAAACTTCACCTACTCAAAATGCAGCTTGGAGAAGTTCAGGTAGTTTATTAATTGGTGGATATGGTTCAACATTTGCAACTCCATTTAGAGGAACTTTGGATGAATTTAGATTATGGGAAACACCATTAATAGAAAGAGTAATTGATACACATGTTAAATTTCCAGAATCATATATTGGTAATACATTAACAGGTTCTTTTGTAGATTTATTATTAAGATTTTCTTTTGATGACCCACTTAATTTAACAAGTTTTCATACTGCGTCATTTGGTAATAATGCTGCATCTAATGGATATACTCCATTAGGAATAACATTTAGTGGTTGGTCAAATGACACTCAATTTCCATATAATTTTACATCTGCTGAATATGAAAGTGCTGCACATACTTTAAATATTGGAATAAATAGATATTCAAATAATAAAGTTAGATTAGAAGATTCTACATTAAATGGACCACTTTCATCTAGACGTTCAGTTGAAGTTGGTGAATATGATATATCACAATTAGATTCTAATAAATTAGGAATATATTTTAGTCCTACAGATTTAATAAATGAAGATATTATTAAGACCCTTGCAATTTCAGATGCAGGAGATTTAATAGGTAACCCTGCAGAATTATATAGTAGTTCATATTCTTCATTAGAACAATTAAGTGGATTATATTGGAAATTAGGAAGTAATAGAATATCAACATTTGATTATTTAAATTATATTAAATACTATGATCCATCGTTATTCGATCATATAAAATCTTTTATACCTGCTAGATGTCAAACTGTATTAGGAATAATGTATGAACCTACAATTTTAGAAAGACCTAAAGCAAAACAGGTTAAATCTAAATTTTCACAATTAGATTATGGTAAAACAATAGATGCTCCTACAAATAATATAACTGCAAGTTATTTAAATTATGACGCATCTATGTCAATTAATAATAATTTAAATGTAACCGATTTTAATTTTGAAAATGATAATATTTATACAGTAATAACTGCTTCTAATTATTATACAGGTGTTTCTGGAAGTGTATATCAACAAATTAACCCTATTGTAGATTTTGAAAGTAATTTAATATATGCTAGTTCAAGTGATATAAAAACCTCAACAACACAAGTATATTCATTTGAAAATGGTTATAATAATAGACATTATAAATATTATGAAGGTTTTTACACATGGGAAAGAAGAGTAAAATATGTAGGTTGTCTTCAAAATAAACAAACAACATTAGATAAATTACCAGCAGTAGAAGTTTGGGATACTAATCCTAATAGATTAATATCAAGAGATGATGGAACTTCATTATTACAAGTAATATAATTTAAGTTTTTTTAAAAAAACAATATTTATATATATAAAATTTAAAACAGGAGATATAAATGTCTTATCTAGATAATACAACAATAACATTAGATGCAAATTTTACCAAAAGAGGAAGAGAATTATTTTCACAAGGTAAATTCAACGTAACAAAATTTGCACTATCTGATGATGAAATAGATTATAAATTGTATGATACATCTCACCCATCAGGGTCAGATTATTATGCGATTGCTATTGAAAATTTACCAATGTTAGAAGCAATTCCAGATGGTAATAAAATTATGAAATATAAATTAATAACTTTACCAAAAGGAACAGCACAAATTCCATTGATATCAGTTGGAACTACAAGTGTTCGTTTAAGAGCAGCAACTACAACATATCCTGGAGAATCTATAACAATTACACCATCAACAGTAAATGGATTAAATGAAACATTAGGATATACTGCAACATTGTATAATTCACAATACGTTGATTTATTAGTTGGACAATCTGTATCTTCAATTACACCTGGTCAAGAAGAAGGAACATTCACTTCAGACGCAGCAATAACAAATAATACACCTCTAGGAATTTCAAAAATTGGTAAATCATTTATATTAAAAGCAAAAAGAATACCAAATACAAATACTACATTTCAAACTACACTTGTAATAGTTGGTAATGAAACTGGAGGTTCAGTTGCAATCGATGTTAGAGTATACTCTGATAGTTCTATTGGTATCAATGTATCAGAATAATATATTAAGGAGAAATTTAAATGGCAAACACAGTTTTTACATTATTTAGTCAAGACGATATAGTAACATGAGTTCCTAATAGAATTACTAATGCTTTATGGGCTAATGGAGTTGGAATATTACAAACAATGTATACTCAATCAACTGCATCACCGCCATCTGCTAATTCTATTTCTAGATATTATCACGATGTATATGGGTCTCCTGAAACAGGAAGTGCTCAAGTAGAATTTTCAATTGCATATGGACATGTTTCTGGAAGTGGTTCAATCGCAACTGATAGAGATTATCCAACAAAAGCAATCTATGGTCAATATAGAACACTATTATTAAGTGATCCTAGAACAACATTTACTTTAAGTAGTGGTTCAACAGAAATGATAGATTTTGTTGCAATAAATATTAAAAGAGCAAACTTAAAACAAAAATTAGATGCTGGTAATTGGGAATTACATTTAACAGGTATTAATGGTTCAGAATTAAAACTTATAGATAATAGTAATGACTCAGGAGATACTTTATTAAGTAATGCATCTTCATTTGCAATTGTAAGTGGTAGCATTGATAACGGTGCATATTCTACAAAAGAATATGGTATAGTTTATCCTGATTATGGAGTAATATTATTATCACCTACATTAGTATCACAATCTGCTACATTTAATTATAGTGTTGGTAATGATTCATATAAAGACAATGCAGGTCAATTTTTCTCAATCATGTCTGCATCTTCTTATTTTGCAGCAAGAAGTGAAGAATTAATTTCATCAACACATTATTTTGTTAGAGTTAAAAATCTTCAATATAACTATAGTACAAATCCAACATTTTATTCTGCATCAGATGGAACAATTATAGAACCAAGTTTCTATGATACACCTAAAACATTTATTACAACTGTTGGATTATATAATGAAAACAACGAATTATTGGCAGTTGCAAAATTAAGCAAACCAATAGAAAAAGGATTTGATAAAGAAGCCCTTTTTAAATGCAGACTGGATTTCTAACAAGTATTTATTAAGGTGTTATTAGATTATGTGAAGAAAATATTAATCCTCTATATTTATTATTAAATGTAGAGGATTTTTTATGAAAATAAAATGTAAAATGTGCGATAGAGAAATATCAGTTAAAGGTTTGTCCCAACACCTAAAAATACATAACATTAGTTTTGAAGATTACCTGCATGAATATCCAGAACAATTTCCTAATTGGCATCCTTGTTTAATTTGTGGAAAACTTACTCCGCAGAAAACGACCTGTTCTAGAAAATGTGAGGGAGAACATAAAAGACAACTTTATACTGGTAGAAAAGGTCATACTTTTACAGAAGAAGAAAAAAAAGAAAAATATCTAGAACTAGAAAAAAACAGGGTTCTCCTTGGTTAAATGGTAAAATATTAACGAATGAACACAAACAAAATATTGCTAAAACACGTAAAAAGCGAGGGTGTGGTATAGGTGAAAAAAATCCAATGTATGGGAAAACCCATTCTCCTGAAGCAATTAAAAAAATATTTTCTCATAAAAAAATGAATAAAACTGAGAAGTTGGTAGCTGATTTATTAGATAAAAATAATATTAAATACCATTTTCAATTTTTTATTAATCAAGATGGTATTTGTAAATCATATGATTTTAAAATTAAAGACAAACCTATAATTATTGAAGTAGATGGAGATTTTTGGCACGGTGGTCCAGGCTCAGAAACACACTGGAAAGACTATAAAAAGGTTCAAAGAAATGATATTCTTAAAGAACAAATTGCGAATAAGAATGGATATAAGATATTTAGATTTTGGGAAAGTGAGATAAAAAAGAATGCAAACATCATTTTACAATATTTATATTAAAACTAAGGATAAAATAAAATGGTATTTAAATCATTAGATCCATCTGACATATCTTTAAGAACATTTAAAGTTTTTAAAAATTGGAGTTGTGATCATACTACGACTACAAGTCTAGGAATAGTTATACAAGACGGTGTTAAAGACAATTCTTTATTTCAATTAGGAGATTCTCAAAATGCAGATGGAAGTTATAAAAAATTAATATGGGCATCTGCAAAACACTGTTATTATACAACTGGTAGTTATATACAATATAACGCATTATATAATTTTGTTAATCCTGATAAAATATATAATATTAGTAGAAGTATAGATGATGGAATTAGAATATTAAATATTCCAATAAATACATTTGGTTTAGAAATAAAACCTAATAGTATTTTAATCGAAACAGGATCTACTAAAATTATAGATGATGGAAATTATAATTTATATGTAAGTGGATCAGATCCTAGAACAATAATAGGTAATGTATTTTATCAAACAGGTCAACTATTAATTACAAGCCAAAGTTATACAAGCTCACTAGATGTTTTTGACTTTTCATTTCAAAGCACAGTAGAAATAAAAGAATATGAAGTAGTATGTTCTGTTTTAGAAGGTGAATTTAATTATACAACAAATTTGTCTGCATATGAAACTAATAGTCTAGATTATATACCAATATTTTCAAGTTCGTTATATAAACCTCTTATTACAACAATCGGTCTATATAATGATAATAATGAATTAGTAATGGTTGGTAAATTAGGAAGACCTTTTAAAAGAGAATATGATTTAGATACAACTTTTGTTTTAAGAATAGATTTATGATAGATTTAATTAAAATAATATTAGAATCAGATTTTACAGATCCTACCGGAAAATATTGGGGAAATTCTGCTGCTGGTGTAATATTTTATTGTAATAAAACAAATAGATTTTTATTATCTCATAGAAGCGTATATGTTAATGAACCAAATACTTGGGGAGTTATAGGTGGTGCAATTGATGAAGGAGAAAGTCCTGTTAAAGCAGCAATTAGAGAATTAAGAGAAGAAATTGGTTACAATGCAAGACCTGGAGATTTAAAACTTATATATATCTATAAGGATAAAGGATTTAAATATTTTAACTATTTATTAATAGTAAATGAAGAATTTCAACCTAAATTAGATCACGAAACAAAAGAAACAAGATGGTTTAAATTATCAGATTTTCCTAATAATTTACATTTTGGAGTGAAAAAATTACTACCGTATTTAAAAAAAATAAACAGGAAATTAAAATGATTAAGTTAACAAACATATTAACAGAAGCAAAAGAAGTAAAAATTTATGTTCAAAAAGGAAAAAAACCTCCTAAAGGTAGAAAATTAAGTAAAGAACATAGAAATAAATTGATAGGTAATAAAAACGCTTCCGGTAGAGATTCTAGATTTATTAAATCATGTAAACAATGCAAAATAAAATATAAAACATATAATAAAAATTCTAAATTTTGTTGTATTAATTGTAGAAATATATTTGTACATAATAAAAATTTAAAAGAAATTAATTGTAAATATTGTGGAAATATATTTCAAACAAAACGTAATATATTTTGTTCTAAATCATGTGCATCAAAATCTCATACAAAATTTAAGGAACAATGAATGGCAAACACAGTTAGAAGTAGAAAATCAAAAGGTAAAAAAATTACAAAAAGAAGTACAAAATTTATTATTGGAAAAAACAAATCATATTGGTTTAGTTGATGGTGATATACAAAATACTATTATGGGAGAATCAGGTCGTGATATTAAATTATCACCAGCTGCAGAGAACGTAATACCATTTGATATTGAATGCAAAAATACAGAAAGTTTAAATGTATGGAACGCATTAACACAAGCAGAAGAAAATACAAAGTCCAATAGAATACCACTTTTAGTTTTTAGAAGAAATAGATCTAAAACATATGCGGTTATTGAATTAGAGAAGTTGTTAGATTTATTATATAAGAAATAAACCCAATATTTATTAATATTATGAAGTAATTGAATTAAAGGGTTCGTAGTGCTATTTAAAGTATTAAACTTATTAGAAAAAACATTAAAACAAAAAGGTGAGATATATAAAAATGACGATGTTGCTTTTCATTGTCCTGTTTGTAATTTAGAATCTCATAAGAAAAAACTGATAATAAATTTAAACGAAAACAACGATAAATTTGGTTATTGGAGATGTTGGAATTGTAGAGACTCAAATGGAATGCATGGTAGAAATTTAATAAAATTATTTAGAAAAATACATGCAACTAGAGAAATAACAGATGAATTAATTACTGCACTTAATTCAAGTATAATATTAAAAAAATCTGATAATCAAGACATATTACCTTCTAATAAAAATACAAACAATATTAATTTACCAGAAGAATTTATTTCAATTACAAATTATCAAGATACAGAAGCATATAAAAATGCAGTAAATTATTTAATTAGTAGAGGAATAACTAGAAATGATATTATTAAATATAATATAGGTTATTGCGAAACTGGTAAATATGCAAACAGAATAATTATACCATCATATGATTCCAATGCTGAATTAAATTATTTTATAGCAAGAACATTTGAAAAAAATGTTAAACCTA